GTTTATTAAACGATCACCTGAGCGAAACCCGCTCAACTGTCAAATCAGCCCACTCGTAAAGTTATTAACTTTATGTTTGTTTTGCAGTGACGGTCCTAAAGGGACAGTACCTGGAACAAAGCCTGAACAATTGGGTTTCCTTCCTGAAAACGAAGGAGCACTGGTTACTACAAAAGGTTTTCCGTTAGTTACGGATAGTCCTTATCTTCAGATTCACCCGCATATGTAGGGGTCCTCTAAAATGGCGATATCTGTAGCTCTAACTCTATCTGGCAATTAGCCGATAATCTTAGTAGTAACATCTTTCTTTAAGTCTTTCAACTACGGCTCTGTAATGGAGTCCCGTATTGTATGTCTTTCATACCTCTATAGGGGTTGAAAGATGCATAGGAAGACATAATGAAGGTGCAATGTCTTATCATATGGATAAGATTCACTCTTAAATGGAATGCTTCCAGTCTATTTCTTCAGTAGTTCGATTCAGGTCGAATGAACCAGTCATAGAGAGTGATGGGGTGGAGGATATAATTCGCATCCTCGGATGCGGAAAGTATAAGCTTTTTGGGGCCTGAGAGAATCTTTAATAATGATTCTTCCCAATTACCACTTAAGCTTGGGCGGTATTGCCCGTCCAAGTACCAATAAGGAGATTTATGATCTCCTAATTGTTCTTGAAAAGTTCTCGGTGTAGGCAAGTAGAGAGGCTAGAAATAGCAATCTCTACTCAACCTCACAGGAGAAATGAACTCCTCCCAACTAGGGTGGCTGCGGGCCGTTATTTGACGGAAACCGAAGTCCAATTATTAGTGTCACCTCTACTTAGAAAGAGATACAATCTAAAAAATGCAACAAAGAGAAAGACTAATGTGGGTTAGAAATTTTAAAGTTTCTACTACAAAAGTATTCAATTCGTTACAATTTAGTATATCAAAAACTAAATTAGGGTCACAAAATATTGGTGCCATTGCCTTCGTAAAAAGAGGCAGACCATTATTGAAACATATGATTAATATGATTCACATAATGGGGGGGAACAAATCTCCGAACTGGGTGAGAACTTGCATATACTTTCTAAGGGTATGTAACTTACTGTATGACAAACAGGGAGCTGCTGGGGTAGTAAAATACCTTAAGGCTGCCTCTGTTATTCTACAGCAAGTATGCGCAGGGCACAAACTTCCTGATATGAATGGTCTTGGGGTTAGAATCTCAAGATCAAAATCAGGTTTACCAAGAATCATTCCGGCTCATCATAGAAAAATGATAATGCAAGGTGATTCTAGAGTGATTAAATGGTACTTAACATTCTTTTCCTTATACAGAGATATTTTCTTTGTTGGGAACTTAAAATTAAGTACTATAACTAATCCCTCTAATGCTTCTGGGGTTATGTTTGAAATGTATGCCTTTATTAAGGCGATGAAAGCTCTTTACTTTCACGCTGAAGACCTACAGTTCAAACATTCTACCCCTCTTAATATGTTTTATACCGCTGGACCACAGACATCTAGACCAGGGATGAACTTTAATTCATCTCCTGCTTCTGTTTTAAGATCAAAAAATCTTATTGAACAGGATGAAGTTTTACTTACTTCATTTAGAGCTCTTGCCCAGGTAACGAACAAATCGTTACTTACCTTTTGGGATTCTTTAAACTTTACCTGGTTAAATCCAGGAATTTCTTTTAAAGTTAAAGGAACCTACTTAGGTAAATTACATATTAAGGAAGAAGCGGCTGGTAAAGTTAGAGTCTTTGCTATGGTAGATCCTTGGACTCAATGGGTTCTTAAACCATTACATCAAAAGCTTTTTGATGTATTGAAAAGAATCCCATCGGATGGGACTTTCAATCAACTGAAACCTTTAAAGAGGATTCCGTGGGGTGAAGTTCCATTATACTCCTTTGATCTATCTGCCGCAACTGATAGACTACCATTGGCACTACAGATTGAGATTTTAAATCAAATCTATGGGTCGGGTTTTGGTACTCACTGGGGACAATTTCTTGTCCACAGAGAATATCAAACCCCTAGTCTTAAGGTACTAGGAAAGATTCCTATACCTAAAGATTACCCAAAAGCAGTTAAATATGCTTGTGGTCAACCAATGGGAGCTTTATCATCTTGGGCAATGTTAGCATTGACTCATCATTTTATTGTGCACTATTGCGCTTGGATTTCTGGAGTTGTTCCTATTAATAAACCCTTCACTCAATACGCTGTATTGGGTGATGATATAGTAATTTGGAACAAGACTGTAGCAAAAAGATACCTAAGTACTCTTAAAGGTCTTGGTGTTGAAGTGGGGTTAGCAAAATCTGTTCTTTCTCCTCACGGAGAAGGTTTAGAATTTGCGAAAAGAACTATCATCCATGGTAAAGATGTTAGTCCTATACCCTTCAAAGAACAATGTGCGGCTCATAGAACTGTTAGCTCTGCTATACAGTTTCAGAACCAACATGGTCTTACTTCTCTCGAACTTTTAAGATTCTTGGGATATGGATACAGAGTTAACCCGAACACAATTAATAGAGTTAATATCGCACTTAATATTGCGAGATTAATTCCTACAACTGTGGATGCTTTATTTTCGATTTTTATTAAAAGAGATTCCTATTTTGGAACCTCTCTTGTTAGATCTCAATTAATGCATGGAGAACTCTGTTCCTTACTACAGGTCCAGATGGGACAACTGATACCGACTATAAAAGATTTATCATCTAAACTTTCGGCGTGGTTCATTGGAGAACAAGTTAACTCTATTGGACCATGGAAATCAACAGCAAGTGCTGTAACTGTAGAATTAAATAAAGACAAAGTTTTAAAAGATCTTGCTGATCTTGACTTTGCTTTAAAATCTCTTCAGTTATCCTTGCCTTGGGTAACATCCGCTTGCGAATATTACTCTAGTTGGATTTCTACAGTTGCTCCTTTAGAACAGTATCCTTTCTTTGATAAAGAAATTCCCGCTGCTGCAAATCATGTATTTAATGCAGTGGATACTGTTTCGAAAATTCAAGTAGATCATTACATTTCACCACATTTAGTTAAAAGTGCTTCAGATTCTCCCTCTATGAAAGAATCTAGAGCAAAACTAAAATTGTGGAATAGATGGTCTAATGCATACCTAAGAACGAATATGCCGATAATAAATAATTAATGATGTATTTATTAAAGTTCGTTCTACCAAAAACAGTGATCAGAAAAGCCCTAGGGTTATCATTAACTTCCTATGGAGCAGCTTTAATGCTGTTCGGTTGGGAAGTATTAATGATCCTAGTTGGAATGTTGTGTGCAGGATTATGTATTATCATCATCTTAATAGGTGATGAATTTTACTTAATCTTGTCTTCTTTAGCTTCAATTTTTGGAGCTGAAGCACTTCTTTCCGGTTTCATGGCAACTGTTTCCACAGGGCAGTTTGAAACTGCGTCCGAATTAACTTGGACACAATGGTTAATTCAAGGAAGTTGGACTTTATTTGATCCGAGAAATTGGATCATTTGGAGTTTTTATTCTATTAGTTCTATAGCTTATTATACAGCTATATTCTATCAGAACTTCTTCTCTTGGGTTTACAATGTGTTCTTTGCTTCATTCGGAGTGATAGGAGGATGGTTTATCCTTAAAGCATGGTGGCTGTGGCAATCCATTTCTTTACAAGCTTTCGATATTATTCAATCCTTCAGTATTACTGGAGGACTTGGACAATTCGCAGTTTATTTAGGAACTGGAATGTTTACTGTAATATACTCCACATTTGGAGATATTGCAAGTATCACAGATATACCTTCTTTTGGATTAGCCATTTGGAGTTTCGGAAGAGCCTTAACCTATGAAATCTTTTCAATAGGGGCCTTTCCATTAATTGGTCTTCATGCGTTATCTACCGGTGTAGCTTACAGCTTAACAGCTTTAAGTACTGGTATCATAGCAGTATGGAATATCGCAATTAGTGACGTGGTTGGTATCTTACCAGCCGCGGCTAATTATGCATTTGATATAAATGCTGCGAACCAATTCTTCACTAATACTTATTTAGTATTACCTAATATCACTAGTGTGGGTCTTAATTTGGTCGTTGATTTTATCAACAACCAGTTAAGATAAGGTGGAATGCTTTAAAACATCTTATTTAAGATCGAAAGAAGTTTTCATCCAATCGGAGATCCCCTTAATATTTAATGCTATCTTAACAGATTGCCATTAAATAATAAGTATTGATACTCGTACCTGAACGATTCTTCTATTCTAATCTCAGATTTGTTTCTGACCCTTGGATAGTCG